TGAGGCAGGATATAAGTGAATATTTAGAAAAAGGGAAATAACAAACTAAAAGAAGAAGAGAGAAAAAAACGTTACGGGAAAAATTGTTGGAAATGATGCCACTACAGCCAATCGTGATTAAACGAGCATATTATACTCCTGTTTTTGTGAGAAGGGTTGTGAAAGAGCTGAATAAGTCAGGGTACTCGTATGAAGCGACAGAAAAAGGTATGATAGACGGGATCAAAGTTGAACGGATAAAATAATGGTTATGACACGAGCAAAAAAGATTGTGGAAATAGCTCGCATCGAGAAAAAATGGTTGTCGAGTAGCGAGACGAAAAGATACCTTGATTGTTCTGATAATTACCTGCAAAAATTACGAGAGGAGGCCCAGGTGAGTTTTTCCCGTTACGGGGGAAAATTCTGGTACGAGTTGAGCAGTATTGACAGGTTTGTTCAAAAACATAAAGTAGTATGAAAAGGAAAAATAGTAACGTGAAACGAGATTTGCGAGAGAAAATGTTTCGTCAAAAATTTTATAACGAGAAACCGATTAAAGGGTATAACCATCTAACTGGTACTCTTGATGCCAAGATATTACCAAGTTCTCAAGGGGTGCATGAATATAACGTGAATCCGGAGGTTCGTTTCTTGTGCGAAAGTGAGTATTAATAATCTAGCGAATGAACATGAGTAAAGATGCATATTATTTCACGCATGATAGTAACGCCAAGGATGACCCGAAATGCGCCCTGTTGATCGATCAGCTAGGGATGGAGGGCTATGGCATATACTGGATGCTAATAGAGGTGTTGAGAGACCAGCCGGATTACAAGTATCCACTGGCATTATTACCCTCCTTGGCGAGGAAATATAATACCACCCCTCAAAAAATTGAGGCGGTAATTAGGGGGTACCAATTATTTGTTGTTGAGGGTGGGGTCGTGTTTATGAGCGAGACTTTGGTTAAGAGAATGTGTGCTTGGGAGAATGAAAAAACAAGACGCTCATTATTAGCGAAAAAAGCGGTTGAAGCCCGTTGGAATAGAGCTAAAGAATTACCCCAAAAATGCGATAGTAATACGGACGTATTACCGATGAAATACGAAGTCATACCAATAAAAGAGAATAAAAGAAATATAAATAAGAAAATAATAAAAGAAAAATCCCCTCGATCCCCTAAGGGGGAAGTTGATCTAGTTTCTTTGAAAGATCAATTTGAAATATTCCGGAAACGTTACCCTGGGACGAAGAGGGGGCTTGACACGGAATTTAACGAGTTCGTGAAAAAATACAGCGGGCACGTGACCGAGATCGTCCCGTTGTTACTTCCCGCCCTGGAAAACTTGATGAGATGGCGGGAGCAAGCGGCCAAACGTGGCGAGTTCGTTCCCTCGTTCGCCAACTTGAAAACGTGGATCAACCAGCGCAGGTGGGAGACAGAATACCCGGTAGAATCTTTAAACACGATAGATGATGAACACAAGACAAGCGTTAAATTCGATTGAGGAACAAGTTTTGCCACGTGCGGTAGAGCTAGAGAAGGCGATACTGGGGACGATCATGGTGGAACCTGATGCCCTGGCCCGTGTTTTCTCTATCTTGAATCCCGATTGTTTTTACGTGCCAGTGAACCGGGAGATTTACAACGAGATCACACGGTTGTACTCGTCAAGCAAGCCCGTTGATTTACTCACGGTAGCGGAGGGAATGACGGGGAACGAGGTGTTGAACAATAATGGTGGGGTGCATTACCTTGCCGGGTTGACGAACCTCGTGGCGGGAGTCACTAACATCGTTGAACACGCCCGGATCGTGAAACAGCGTTACCTGGCGAGAGAGGTGATAACGGCCTGCGAGAGGTTGAAACAGGTGGCACGGGACACGACGATAGACGTGGCCGAGGTCGTGGAGAGATTCAACGGGGAGCTGGACAGGGTAAACGCTATCGTGGCGGGAGAGGGTGGCATGAAACACGTTGGTTCTATCGTGGCGGGAGCCTTGCGGGCCTACGAGACCCGGGAGGAAAACAGGAAAAAGGGAATATTCACCGGGGTCCCGTCTGGATTCGTGGAACTTGACGAGCTAACGAACGGGTGGCAAGGCGGGCAGTTCATCGTTATCGGGGCACGCCCGGCGATGGGGAAAACGGCCGTGGCCTTGCAGATGTTGAAGACCGCGGCGAAACACGGGGTGCCCGCCTGCATGTATTCCCTTGAAATGTCTGACGTTTCACTGGCGAACAGGTTGTTGTTGTCGGAATGTGATATTTCCGTCGAGCGATTCCGGGGCGGGGAGTTAAGCGAGGACGAGGTGTTGAAGATGCACCGGGCCGCCGGGGTTATCGAGAAGTTACCCGTTTACATCGACGACAAGCCCTCCGTGACGATAAACTACATTCGTAATCACGCCCGGCTCATGCGCAAGCGTGGGAAGTGCGGGTTAATCGTGGTGGATTACTTGCAGCTCACGGGGAGCCAGGTCGATAACATCCGGAACCGGGAACAGGAAGTTTCTAACATCAGTCGCACGGCGAAGATCATCGCCAAGGAGTTGAACGTTCCCTTCATCATGCTCTCGCAACTTAACCGGGAGGCAGAGAAGAGACCGGACAAGAAACCGATGCTCGCCGACCTCCGTGAATCGGGTTCTATCGAGCAGGATGCCGACATCATTTGCCTATTGTACAGGCCGGAATATTACAAGATAAACGAGATCGAGTACGATAACAAGTCTATTCCCTCGGCGGGGATCGGGGTGTTGATCGTGGCGAAACAGAGGGACGGGAAAACGGGGTACGTGTTTTTCCGGCATAACAAGGCGATGACGAGGTTTTTCCCGTTTCGGGACGAGCAAAGGCCATTTTGAATGCTAGCGGTGAGTTTTGGCGAGAGTTCACGGGTTATGATGATAAAAGTATCAATTAAAATAAACGAGGTCTTAAAACGGCTAAAAACAATAAAATTTAGGATGATGATAAAAAATAGAAATAAAATAGGGTTGCCTTTCGAGGTTGTGATAAACGGGAAGAAAATGCTTGTCGTGTCGAAAAAGGTGGGGAAGGTCGTGTCCCCTTGTGATTCTTGTGACCTGCGAGACTTGATAAAAACGAGGGACGATAAAACGACACCCCGGAATTGTCACAGGTTTGTCCCGTCTTGTTTCGCTTTCCAGAGAGTTGATAATACCAGTGTTGTTTACAGGCTAGTAAAAGAATAGAGTATGCCAACGAAGCCTAAACCAATGAAACGGCCGTGGGTGCCGGAGAGGGTGCAGAACGACAAGATGCAACGTAGAGCGAGAAGTGCCCCTGAATATCACACGTCACGGTGGACGAAAGCCAGCCGGGCATTCCGGGCGGCTCACCCGCTTTGCAGGATTTGCGAGAGCAGGGGGATAGTGAAAGAGGCGAAGGTGGTGGATCACGTCATCCCGTACCCTCTTTGCGAGGATTTCTGGGACGAGAAGAACTGGCAACCCTTGTGTAACGAGTGCAATATCGAGAAAGGCAACCGGGATAAAAAATTGATCAATGGAAGAGGTTCTACTGGAAACGATCGCTGACATACAGGCGAGGAAAAGACTGGCTAACGAGAGGCCGGATCACGTCCTTTTTTACCGGGATTTGCTGCCGGAATTGCAAGAAAGGATCATGAAATGCCTTGATGGCATGGTGGAGACTGGAAAGATCAAGAGATCGAGAACTGTAAACGACACGGCTTATGGCAATGATTGAATTGACAAACCCGTCGGGAGAGTGCAAGGTCATGACCCCGGCAGAGTACGTGGAATTATTGAATAAATACGTGACGACAAAATCTTTCAAGGCGTGGAGTGATCGCCGGAACATCGCCGGGATGATCAAGCTAGGGGGAGAGATGAAGGTGAGCGGGTCCGCGGTCGAGATGTTCTTGAGGGAAAACGGGTACACGATAAACATGATAAACATGATAAAGCCGGGAATGAACCACTAAAATTATTCTAACATGAGTAACTTGGAAAATACAATAAAGGGCTATCTCGACAAGAGGGCCGAGGAAGATCCGCTTTTTGCCGAGTCCTACAAGAAACCGGGGAAAAGCATAAAAGAATGCTGTGACTACATTACCGGGCAGGCGTACAAGCTGGGAGGTTCTACCGTGGTAGTGGATGATGACACTGTATACGGCTGGGCAGTACACTACTATGACGAGGATGGTATAAAGGTGGATAAATTACCAGCGAGGGCGGGGGTGCGGACAGTAGTGGAGTTATCTGACGAGGAGAAGGCGAGGGCCCGGGAGGATGCTATCGAGAGATACAAGTTAGAGTGTATCGCTAAAGAGAAAGCGGCCGAGGCGGAGAAGAAAAAGCAGCGCATGGAAAAAGCGAAAGCGAGAAGAGAGGCTGAAAAGGCCGCCGGGATTAATGTACCAACTTTATTTTCTTTTGACGAGCTATGAAACCGAGAACGAAACTGGAGAAAAAAATCGTGGAGTTAAGTAACAAGATACCCGAAATTAGTGATGCTAAAAGGCGTTGGGCGTTTAGCTTGTTCCCGGTCAACGGTTTTTATTTGAAGAAAGGAGAGGTTTGGTGCCAGTGCTGCGGGCACGTGGATCACGTCTCTAAGCCGATGTTAGCAGTTAGTTTGGAGCTGGAAAGTCACACGTGCCCTAATTGCGGGAAACGTGTCGCGTTGGAACATCATCGTGGACGGTCGTGCAGGAGTGAGATCCGGCACGTGTCTTTCCTGCAAACGTTCTTCGGGATTAACGTGATTCGCACGTTTGAAGTTTCGCGAGTGAACGAGGGGAAAGGGAGGTCAACCATTTACGGGATGAACGAGATTTATCAAAATTGGATAGATGACAGGGGTAAAGAAGTGATCGCTTGTCGCCCCTACTCCCGTTCGATGTATAATCTTTCGTGGCACATGGGAGAACGTATGCAAATTGGAAGGCATAATGGCAGCGTGACGGGTGCTTACGTGATGGATGATATGTTTGACACGTCAGGGAACTATTTCTACCCGATTTGTAGGACGACTCAACGAGTGTCACGCAATGGATGGAGGAATGAATTTATCAAGATGAATCTTCCCGTGGAGGATATTATCAAGCAATTACTTGTAAACCCGGTGGCAGAAACGATCGTCAAGCAAGGGCAAATGGACGTGTTTAAATACATGCTTAGGAAGGGCAATTATCAATTACCTTACCAACATACGTTGAACATCTGTCATCGTAACGGGTATGTTATTGAAGACGCCTCGTTGTGGTTCGATTACATGGATTTGCTGGTGTATTTTCATCTTGACACCCGTAACGCTCGTTATGTTTGCCCGGTAAACTTGAAGGCTGAACACGATCGACTTCTTTCCCGGAAACGGCGTGTAGAGGAACGTGTCGCGATCAAGAAAAAAATGGCGGAAGCGGAGAAGTGGGAAAAAGAGTACCGAGAGAATAAGGGAAAATATTTCGGTGTCTGTTTCGGTAACGAGAATGTTGTTATCACTGTCATCCGGTCCGTTGCTGAAATGGCGGAAGAGGGAGAAAAGATGCATCATTGTGTTTACGACGCGGGGTATTATCGTAAAAAAGATAGCCTTATTTTATCCGCCAGGGATAGGAACGGGAGTAGACTTGAAACCGTTGAGTTTAGCTTGTCCACGTTTAAAGTTATACAATCTCGTGGGGTATGTAACTCTAACACTGCGCGTCATAACGAGATCATTAAGTTGGTAGAGGAGAATGTGAATTTGATAAAAATGGTTTCACGGGGAGTGAAAGGGTTCGATAAAAAACAGGAGAAAATTAAAAACTAAACGAGGAGGATTAAGAATGACGCACAGAGAATTATGTTTGTTTGGTGCACAATACATGAAGAGTAAAGGAACCTACGAATATGGGAAGGCAAAATATGTCGTGTGTGAACTTGAACGTATTGGTGAATGCCCCGATGTATTTGGTTTCGGTGGAGGTAGATATACACAGTTGATTGAGGTTAAGGTTTCCCGTGCAGATTTCCTTTCGGATAAACATAAATATTGGCGTCAAAACCCGCTTTCTGGGTTAGGTATGATGCGAAGCTATTTGTGTCCTAAAAATGTTATAAAAGTAGAGGATTTGCCTTTAGATTGGGGGTTATTTTACATTGATGATAAATGCAAAATAGAATGTATAAAGCGTCCTGTTATGCAGATGTCAAGTCACGTTCAAGAAATAGATTTAATATGTTCTATTCTTCGACGGGAGAATGTGAAGTCCCAGATTTTCAGTTATAAAAAGTACAAATATAAAACAAATTGAGATATGAGAAATAAAGTGGAAGAGCGGATATTTATTTTGGCAACAAAGAAAAGTCAAGAATATCAAGAAACTACATATTGTATAGGAGTTTTCAAGTTAGGAACTCGGTACATGGAATTTATATTGGGAGAAACAGATAATGACCGACAATATAAACAAGGAGATGAAGTAACATATGTCTACAATGCCAATTATACATCTAATCTAAAAACTGCATTAGATTGGCTGAATAATACCAAATAAACTGTTATTAAACAATTTGAAATAAACGATATGGGTATAAATAAAGAACAATCAAAAGTTAAGATACATTGTTTAACTCGTAAACCGGGGAATCAAACCTATTTTTTTACAAAGGATGAAAAACATTGCTTGTGTATAGAATACGATTCTAAATGGGATTTTGGGAATGGCTCTCCGTCAGGAGCTCGCCTGTCTGAGATAGAAATTCATACAAATAATGCTTTCAATTTCCAGCATATACCAGAGATTCAGTTAGCAGAAGTACCCGAATGCATTCAGGAATTATTAACTTATTTAAAATAACTGAAACGAAAACAATATGAAATATAAATAAGGAGGCAAAAATGGAAAAAGTAGTAGTTAAAATAGAATTGGAACGGGATGATATATCAACCATGATGCACTTGATCGGTAGTAAATTATCTGATGAACAATGGGAACAAATGAAAGGTAAGGAGTGTGTAATGGATGATGAAGACATGGATGATCAAGCAATACAAATGAAGCTTGCATTTGCTGCGATTGCCATTAGTAAGTTGCTTAAAAAGGAATAATATTATAATTTGAAACGAGTGGAGGAGGAAATGACATGAAAAAGAAATATAGAATAGTCCCGAATAAAGTAACAAAAAATTACGCGGTAGAATGTTGGCGATGGTACTTCCCTTTTTGGACTCAAGTGGCGTTTTGGTGCGGCTTTGAAACAATAGATGAAGCTAAATCATTCATTGATCTAACTCGGAATCCCGTCTATCATTAATTAAGTAATTTGGGGAGATAGTATGAAAGATCGGGAAACATACACGAAGATAGTAACCTGCCCCCGTTGCGGGGGTGAAGGTTACACGGAAAAATGGAATGATCGGGAACGAGAATATGATCGTGAGATATGTGTCACGTGTGAAGGTTCGAGAGTGTTGAGAAAGATTGTAACGGTTGAATACATGAGAGTTGAAAATGAAACCAGTCAACGAGGTGATTAGCGAGTTTTTGAGTTACCAGGACGTGAACGCCTTGAGTCGTAACGAGTACAAATGCGTGGTGAACTACTTTACCCGTTGGGTCGTGATGAATGGACTTGATTTCTGGCAGTTGAAAAGATCGGATATACTCCGGTATAAATCGGATATGTTGAAAAAGCGTATGTCCGTGTACACGATCGGGTTGTACCTTACCGTGGTCCGGAAGTTATTCGAGTTCCTCTCGCTTGAAGGGTATTACGATGATAATATCGCCCTGGGCGTGAAGTCTCCCAAGAAAGACACGGAATACAGGAAGGGGTACTTGTCAACGGATCAAGTCAAGGAGTTGCTCGGGAAGATAAACAGGGAATCGATAGTTGGGAAGAGGGATTACGCCATAATCTCCCTGATGGTTCGAACCGGGGTTAGGCGAGTGGAGGTGTGCAGGATGAAGGTCGGGGACATAACGAGCGGTGAACGCACGTTGATCAACTTGCAAAGAAAGGGAAAAGTAGACAAGAGTTGCAGGATCGGGGTTACAGACAAGGTGCTAGATGCCATTCACGATTACCTGGTTTGTCGTGGTGATATGGCGGAAGATAGTCCCTTGTTTATCACGCACAAGAAAGGATACGCTACCCAAGGCGTTAGTGACTTCATGATCTCCAAAATGATCAAGAGATACTTGTGTGCGATAGGATTAGATGACAAGCATTACACCTGTCACTCTCTCCGTCACACGGCGGCGATTCTTTCCTTGAAAGCCGGGGCGAGCATTTACGACGTTCAGCAGATGTTAGGACACACGAGCATAGAAACCACGAGAATCTATTTAAGGGCGATAGACGCCGAGAAAAGGGTGGATAACGCTGCAATACGACGGCTGGATGAATTGTTCTGATAACGGGAGAAAACGATAAAAAAAACGGTATTTCCCCCGATGAAAATACCGGATGGTTATTAAAGATATAATTTTATGTAGATTTAAAATTTGTCAAAATGAAAAAGTTTATAAATGAAATCTATCAAAAGAAAGAGTTTTTTAACTCGCTCAAGGGTAGGGGGGTGAAAAACTTTTTGGGTTCATTTGCTAAGACCCCATTCCACCCTTCTGCGCGCACGTGCAAAATTGAGAGTTTTCGAGAAAGGGGGTAGACATGGCAGGAAGGAAACCAATATCGAATGAACTTAAAGTTTTGAAAGGTACGGACCAGCCTTGTCGGATGCGGGATGAAGTGAGGTACGAGAGAATAACGAAAATACCCAATCCCCCGAAGTATTTGAACAACCATTCGAAACGAATATATAAAATCACGACACAACAATTGGCTGAGAGGGGAATCCTTGACGTGGTGAATATAAATGCGGTGATAATGTACGCCGGGGAGATGGGAAAATACATGGAGGCACAAGAAATTTTGGACAAAGAGGGCCGGATATTAACCGGGTACACGAAATTCGGGGAGAAAAAATACCGGAATCCTCTCGACAAGATGGCAAGCGAGTATTATTCAAATGCGGTTCGGTTAGCGTGCGAGTTGGGAATCACTCCCGCCTCGGCAAGTAAGGTGAAAGAGAAACCGAGAGAGGAAAAAGATGATTTTGACATGATAAGCGAGATGTAAAAATGGGAAGGGGAAAAGAATATATCAAAAAGATGCAGAAGTATATCGCCGATGTCGAGTCGGGAGAGCGTGACGCGGGTGAACTGGAAAGGCTGGCAGTCCGGAGACACCTTGATGACTTGAAATTTTCAGTGGAACGAGGTATATACTGGGATGAAAAAGCGGCCATGAAAGCGTTGTCCTTCTTTACCCTGTTACGACATTACCAGGGGGAATGGGCCGGTAAAGAGTTGATCCTGGAAGGATGGCAGTGTTTCATAATAGGTTCCCTTTTCGGTTGGAAAAAGAAAGGGGGAGTTCGGCGTTTCAACACGGCTTACGTCGAGGTGAGCCGGAAAAACGGGAAAACGTTGTTAGCGGCAGGGATTGGCCTGTACCTTCTCTACCTTGACGATGAACAGGGGGCGCAGGTATTCAGTGCCGCTGTTGACAAGGAACAAGCGAAGGTCTGTTGGGATGCCGCTGTCGCCATGATCGAGCAATCCACGCCGTTGTTAAAACGAACCATGTTAAGCAAGAAAGCGATAGCGGTAGAAAGTTCTCGATCCACGTTTAAGCCGCTATCTAAAGACACGAAAAACAAGGACGGGTTTAACCCGCACGGGGCGATCATCGACGAGTTCCACAAGTGGCCCACCCATGAAATCTATGACGTGATCCGGTCCGGTATGGGGGCGAGACGGCAGCCGCTTATTTTTATTATCACGACGGCCGGGTTAAACCTCTCGTTGCCGTGCTTCGGGGTTCGTAAGGTAAACGTGGAGATATTGAAAGGGGCGAAAGTGCAAGTGGATCGTTTCGTCATGATATTCTCGATGGACGAGGGGGATGACTGGAAGGATTCGAGTAAATGGGGGAAGGCGATCCCTAACCTTGGTATTTCCGTGAAACCCGAGTTCATGGAAAGCGAGTTCACGGCCGTGTTAAACGATCCATCGAAAGAGCTGGAGTTTAAAACGAAGAACTTGAATATGTGGGTGGATGCCCCGACCGTTTGGATACCGGACGAGGTGATCCAGGCGAACAATTTTGGTACGAGGGACGAGGATTTGTCAGGGAAAGAGTGTTACGCCGGGTTGGACCTGGCCAGTACTGATGACTTGACAGCTCTCGCCTTGTTCTTCCCCGCTTTACCGCACCCCGTTTTACGTTTATTTTTCTGGGTTCCGGAGGCGAAAATAAAACAGAAAGCGGACCGGGTGGATTACAGGCTTTGGGTACAACAGGGTTTCATCACGGTAACGGAAGGTGATGTCGTTGACACGGATTATCTAAGCAAGGATATTGAAAGGATATTTCACCTTTACCGGGTGAAAAACTTGACGTATGACCCGTGGATGTCGACGAACGGGGTTATCCAACATCTTGAAAAAGTAGGTTATTATAATATCCTTGACCCGATAGCGCAGACTATAACGTACCTGTCGGAGCCCACGAAAGATTTGCAGAAAAGATTACAACGCCGGGAACTTGATTTGATGAATAACCCGGTGTTGCGTTGGATGTTCCGGAACGTGGCGATCTACACGGACCCGAACATGAATATTCGCTTGAACAAGGCGAAGTCTACCGAGAAAATAGACGGTTGTGCAGCTTCCGTGAACGCCATCGCCGGGTACATCTCGAAGACGGCCAGCACGAGAGAGGCATACGCCGGGGGACGTGAAATAAAAGTGATATAAGATGGATAAAATACCTGATAGCGTATTGAAATTAATGACAAAAGAGGGCTTTTTAGAACTTTTTTGGGCTAAAGTTACCTCCGGCATGACCTATCGGAACGCTTACGAGGAGGTGGAACGTGAACACGAGGGGGTGTTTAGAAAACGCAGGTACTCGAATTTCGAGAGTTTCAAGAGAGTTTTATACCGAAAAAAATAAAAATTGAGTATGAAATTTGAAATTATGGATAATAGTTGTACGTTTGTGACGAAACTTCGCCAAAGTTTTGACATAACAATTTCAGTTAGTGGTATTTTTTTATACCCTAGTAATTGCTATTATCTATAAAGATATAGCCGTTGGTTTCCCTTCACGGGCTGCTGCTGAAATATGTTGTAGTCGGGACTTTGGCGAGTTTTGGGAAGCTGACGGCTTCTTTATTAATCAAATTTCGTCGAATATGCCAAAGTCCCACGAGATTTGTGAAGGTGTGAAGTATAGTACCACCAGAACACGTATACCCCAACGAAACGAGGGTAAATTACTTTCCGAAATTAAAGAGTTGCAAAAGCAACTGAAACAAATGACACGAAAATTCGAGATCGAGAAAGATTGCAAGAATCAAGCTTATTATTGGGTTTTAAGTTCCGGCAACTTTAAGCGATTCGCTGAATTTTGCAAGAAACATCCCGCCAACCTTGATTATCACGGGGCGTGTCTTGCTCAACTTTATCTGGATTCATTAACTAACAAAGAATACTAACATGGAAAATTTAATTTTATCTTCTAACGATGGCAGGATGTCGTCGGTGGAAATTGCACGAATTACAGAAAAAAGACACAGTGACGTGCTTGAATCCATACGTAATATGGAACCCGCATGGGAGAAAGTTGCCGAACGGAAATTTCCGCTGGGCTCTTACAGGGATGCGAACAATCAAGAAAGACCATGCTTTTACTTGAATAAAACGGAATGTTTGTATGTGGCTACTAAATTTAATGATGAAGCGAGGGCAAAGCTCATTCTTCGGTGGGAAGAACTTGAAACAAAAGCGAGGAAACCTCTTACTTCTGCTGAAATGTTATTACAACAATGTCAGATGCTGGTAGAGCAGGAAAGAAGGTTGAAGGATGTCGAGGAAAATCAAAAGAGCATCGAGGAGAAAGTTGCGGTTATCGAGGCGAAGACCCAAACCAGCCCGAATTATTTCACCGTTGTTGGTTACGCCACGTTGAATGAAATAGACGTGAATATAAAGCTTGCGAGCTCGATAGGGAGGAAAGCCGCAAGTTTGTGTAAAAAGAGAGGGATACCGACAGAGGAGATTCCCGATCCCCGTTTTGGAAGGGTGAAAACATACCCGGAATCAATATTGAGGGAAGTGTTTGACCAACCATTGACTCGAAGTGTGGTTAAATTCTAGAAAAATGAAATTTGTTTTAATATTGATTTGTAGATTGTTATGTGATAATTTATAGATTTTGTCGTAAAAGGGTGACAGTGTCACCTTGATCCCCTTGCACGATTCGAGGAACTTTGTAGGAAAAAGAAACGCCATGAAGTTACTCGATCGTGCATTGAATAAAATAGGCTACACCAGGAGCGTGAATGTCGAGCAAAAAGGCTCGGCAAAAGAGGCGGCGGCCTCCGTTATTCCTTCAGCGCGGGTGAATAACGATACCGCTTTAAAATTCACTGCCGTGTTCGCCGCTATCCGGTTACGTAGCGAAAATTTGGCATCGCTTCCCAAACGAGTATCGATAGAAACGAGTAGCGGGATGGTCGTGGATACCAAACACCCGGCTAGCATCGTGATTCGAAAGAGGCCTAACGGCTACATGAACACGTTCACGTTCTGGGAGTATTTGAACGCTTGTCTTGACGGTTGGGGGAACGCTTTCGCCATCATCGAGAGTGACGGTCGGGGTTACCCGGTGGCGTTACACCCGGTACATCCCCGTGACGTGAATGTCATCTACAAGAATCAGGAAAAATTCTTTAAAGTATCGGCAACCGGGTTTTCCGGGATGTACGAGGATGCAGAGATTTGTCATTTTTTCACCCTTTCTAACGACGGTATCACGGGTATAAACCCGATCACTTACAACGCTGATGCTATCAGCCTGGGTATTTCCGCTACCAAGTTCGGGAAAGAGTTTTTCGAGAACGGGGGTAATATTAAGGCGGTGATGGAATCCGACAAGATCGTCGATCAAGACGTGTTCGAGAGGTTGAAACAACAGGTCCGGAATAACCACGGCACGGTGATCCTGGAGGATGGAGTGAAGTACAAGGCCATCGGTATCGCTCCCGAGGCCGCCCAGATGTTACAAACGAAGTTATTTTCGATACAAGACATCTCCCGGATATTTAACGTTCCCCCGCATATGCTGGCAGACCTTTCCAAGGCCAATTACTCGACCGTGGAGCAGCAAAATATTTTATTCGGCCAGTACTCCATGCGGCCTACCGTGAAACGGTACGAGACGGAACTGGAACGTAAATTATTCCTCGACGGGGAGAATTACGGGGTGAAATTCGATTTACGTGGCTTGATGCGTGGAGATTCTCAAGCCCGGTCAAACTACTATAACACGATGATTCAAATCGGGGCGATGAGCCGTAACGAGGTCCGGGTAGAAGAGGGCTACGGGCGTGTGGACGGGTTGGACGAGTTTCTCGTTCCGTTAAACATGGGTAAGAACGATGGAAAAACAAAACAATAGATCATGAAACAAGGCATTTACGATAGAATGGCGACCCGGGCAGCGATCCCGGCAGACGTGGAGGAAACCCGCACGTTGGAGTTCGTGGCGAGTGATAACACTCGTGATAGTTACGGCACGGTTCTACCCGTTGACAAGTGGGACCTTGACAGGTTCAATAAAAACGGGCTGATCACCTACCAGCACCAGTATTACAGCGGGGACCCGGACTCGGTGATCGGGAGGGGAGAAGCGAGGGTGGAAGGTAAAAAATTGATCGTTCGTGTCACTTTTGAACCCGCCGAGTTAAATCCCCGGGCGGAGAAAGTGTTCCGGAAATTGTTAGCCGGGACGTTGAACGGCGTGAGCGTGTCCTTTTCTCCAACATCCCGTGCTGTCGGGCACTGGGGCGAGGGTAAGGAATCCCGTGACGGGGAAAAGCCGACGTTTTACTTTGACGGGCAGGAATTGTTAGAGGTCGCCGTTGTCACGATCCCTAGTAACAAGAACGCCACCCGTAGGGGATTCGAGGAAGACATCGTGAGGACGATCCATGATGCCCTGGATGGCCAACGAACTTACACGGAGATCGAGAACATGACGATCGGGGAGGCGATGCGATTGATGAACGATTTACCGGGTGAACAACCGGAAGACTCTACCACGGACCAGCCCGACGTGGAAGATGATGAAGCGGCCGGGGTTGTGGAGATAGCGAGGGCAATGTATAATCTTTAAATAACACGAGAATGAAAAAAGAAGACGAGATCAAGCGAGAGCTGGCAACGGCTATCGAGAGTTACGAGAATTTCAAGAAGGAAGGGAAAAAAGAGGAAGCCCGGCAGGCACTCGAAAAAGTGCAAGGGTTGACCGGGGAATTGAACGAGGTTCGTGTCCTGGATGCGGCCCGGAAAGAGGCCGCTGCGAAAAGCATGGGTGAAAAAGAGAAAAAAGAGATCAACCGTTTCTCTTTTCGCAAGTTCATGCTAGAAGCATCGAGAAAAGAATTGTCCGGTTTCGAGGCGGAAATGGCTACCGAGGCTAAAAAAGAGGCGAGAGAGTTTGGTGTGTCCGTGGGTGACTTCGGAATCCCTTACGTGGTACTCGCTGGGAAACGTGCCAGTAGCGGGCAGAACGTGACAACCCCGGCAGATGGAGGCTTGCTAGTGACGAACGAGGGGATCAGTTACGTGGAGATGCTCCGGAACAAGTTAATCCTGGAGCAAGTCGGGGCAACCATGTTGACCGGGTTGACCGGGAATGTGCCGATCGTGTTCGGTTCTAAATACAAGGGGGAATGGTTGGAAGAGGGAGCCAAGTCGAGCATAGAGAAATTGAAGTTCGAGTCAGCCACGATGAAACCCAAGCGTTTGAGCATACAGGGAGTCTATTCTAACCAGCTTCTCGTCCAATCTTCTATTGACGTGGAGGCGTTGGTCATGAGCGAGCTTGTTGATGCTCACGCCGAGAGGTTGAACGAGGCCGCGATCAACGGGTCCGGCACGGGAGCGGAACCTCTAGGATTGTTGAACATGGAAGGTATCGGTAGTGTCGTTGGTGGGGAGAACGGTAAGGCGATTGACTGGACCACGATTGTCGCTCTTGAAACGGCTGTCGCCATCAAGAATGCCGATCTCGGTTCGTTGGCTTACTTGACGAACACGAAAGTGCGTGGTGCCATGAAAACTATCGAGAAAAGTGCCGGGACGGCTCGTTACCTGATGGAAGGAACCACCGTGAACGGTTACAAGACCGTGATCTCGAACCTTGTTCCTTACAATTTAAGCAAGGGAACGGCGAACGAATCCTTGTCAGCGATGATTTTCGGGAATTTCGCGGACTTGATGATCGGCTGGTGGGGAGGTCTTGACGTGAAGGCGGACCCGTACACGATGCTCGACACGGACGAGATTCGAGTGATAGCCCGTGCTTTTCACGATGTTGCCGCGAGAAGGAAAGAAAGTTTTGCCGTGATTAAAGACATTGTCGCTTGATGCGTTGTTTATTCTTGAGAGCGGTAAAGGGATACGCCTACTTCAAAGGGGATACCGGGGAACTCCCCGATGAAGTGGCAGCCGACCTGGTTAAAAAAGGATTCGTGACCTTGTACCAGGGAGAGGAAGAAAACACGTTACCCGAGGGGATGCCTTCCCGTAAAATTTTGTTCGATAACGGTTTCAAGACCGTGGAAGACGTGAAGAACGCCCGGGAAGCCCTGGACGAGATCAAGGGTATCGGTAAAAAAATGGCAGAGACAATAATAAAATATTGTGAAAGTTATGAAGGTTGAATGTTTGGAGCCGGGAGTTTCTCCCGTGACGCTGGAAGACGTGAAAAAACACTTGAGAATAACGGGAGACGAGTTCGATGACAACTTGCGTGGATTATTGGAGGCTGCCACGGACGCTGCCGAGAATTTTACCGGGCTGAAATTGCGTGACGAGAGTTATAGCGTGATTTGTGACTATTCCCGTGAAATCGCTACCGGGTTGCTCCCGATTCGATCCGTGGAGGTGAAGGTGGACGGGGAAACGGTCGAGGGTGCTGTCGTTAACGGTAGTAAAGTGTTATTACCCGTTGTTCCCGGTAGCACGGTGGAAATGACCGTCCGAACAGGATACTTGTTGTTACCTCATGCCATCCAGGCCGCCATCCTGCTAATGACGGGAAAGTTATTTGACAACCCGTCGGATAGCGTCGAGAATTTGCCCAAGGCGTCTACCAACTTGTTAAAACATTACAGGAGATGGGAGCGATAAATTGCGGCGAGTTCACGGAGATGGTGGCGTTTAAACGTCCAGAAAAATCTCGAACCAGCACGGGAGCCGTGGAAAAGAAATTCGTGGACGCGGGAAAGGCTTACGTGAAGCTAGAGTACAAGACGATTGGTGAAGGCGTTGACGAGACGAAAGTGGCGTTGACGAGCGTGATAGAGCTAACGACTTACATCTTGACGGGAGTGGATAACACTTATCGTGTCGTGGTGAAGGGAAAGGAGTACGAGATATTATCCACGGTAGAGGTGAATCGCAGGTACATGGTGATAACCGCTAAAATATCGTGATCATGGCAGGCGAGGTAAAAGTGGAGGGCGTGAAAGAGGTACAAGCCGTTTTCACGAGAATGATCAAGGATTACCCGACTAGAGTCGTGGCTGCGGGCATTAGAAAAGCGATGAAACCTTTCACGAATAGGGCGAAATCGTTAAACCCGCGCTTCAGTCACTTGTATAAAGCGAAGGTGATGAACAAGAAACGTAACGTTCCGGTGATCGTGGCGGGTGCTTTTAAAGGTAAGAAAGGACACAATGGGACGGATTAAGAAAGGTCAAACCAGGAGAACACCGATCCGGAGAAAAGGGGATGATTACATTTCCGAATGGCAGAGAAATATTTGGGTCGAGTACGGGACACTGGCTAACAGGTCAAGAACACACACGTTCAAGTCCCCGAGACGACGAAGGTCGGCACGCTGGAAGGGTGGAATCAAGGCGATCATGGCGACAGAAAGGGCATGGCAGACAACGGGGAGTAGTGTTATTAATCGTATCCCGGCAGAGGTGAGGGCTGCTGCGGACAAATTTGATAAACGAAACAAGAAGTGAGATGATAGAAATTCGGATAAATGATGTTTTAAAGGAGATCGTGAACGTGTTTCCCGAGGTCGCTGACCTCGAGGGCCATGATAATCTACCGCTCCCTTTCGCGGTGTACAAGGTAAAACGTTTCGGTAGTAAAACGAAGGAGGTAAATCGCTCTGGCGTGTATTCCGTGAACGTGTTATCAGTTTGCGGGGAATATGACGAATCCTTGAAGCTGGAAAACAAGATTAGCGAAGCGATGTTATCCCTTCAGGATTCGAGGACTAATGCTAGTTTCCTGGATTCGAGTCGGGAGTTTGACGATGACGACCGGGCATGGGTGACAGAGATGAATTTCGAGATAAAAGTTTATTAGCAATAATTTAAATACATAATTATGAGCCAGATTAACGGGTTTAATATTTTGTTCCGGCAGGGAGAGAAATTGTTTGCCGGGACGACCTCTAACACGTTTACCTTGACCCCTAAGGTTAAGGAGAGTTTAACAAAAGAGGACAAGGGAACGACTAACAAGATCGTGACCGGGTACGATAGCGAGTTCTCCGCTGACGGGGTGATGGAGATAAATGAGGAGGAGCAGAAGGCGAAACGGGTAGACCGGGAGGAGATTATCAAGTTGGCGAAAGCCGGGGAAGTGCTAGATTTTATTTATGGAGACCCAGCGGTCGGGAGTACGGTTCAGAAGGGGAAGATGATTATCACCAGTTACTCGGAGACGACGAATGCTGATGGCGAGGCAACTTACTCGTTGAGTTGTTCTGCCGTGTCGAAGTTGGAAGAGGAAGTAATAGCGGAGTCATGAAAGAGACGGTTGTTTTGAACGGGAACGAATACCGGGTGGCGGCGAACTGGAACGCCATCCGGGATTATTGTCAACGTAAAGGCGTTACGGACTTGAGTAAAATTGGTAGCGTGTTGTGCTTTGGCTTGGATGGGGTCTTGACAATGGCTCATTGTTGTATCAAGGAGGGTGAACGGTTGGAAGGGAGAGAATTGGGTATTAGTGAAATGGAGTTGGGCGAAATGTTTTCCCCGGGTATGATGACTAAGTTTATCGAGATATATGCTCGTCAAACTACGGTGAGTCTTCCGGTTCGAGAAAATTCAAAAAAAAAGTAAGCACGATAACTGTCGATGATTACCTGGGAATAGCGTTAGGTCTGTTAGGGATGGGGGTAATGGAGTTTGGGGAGATGTTGTTACACGATTTTTTCTTGAAACTTCATTATTACAACACGAGAGAAGAACAGATATATAGAGCTAACGCCGAGTTGGTAAGATTACAGACACTGACATTGGTAAACATACAATTGCAGAAAAAGGATAAGATAAAAGACCCGAAACAATTGTGGGTATTCCCTTGGGAACGGGAAGAAAGTGTGGAGGTATCGAGGAAAGAGGATAATGTAGAATCGGTAATAAGAATGAGTAAGTTGCTATGAGCGTAGTATCGAGATTAAAAGTCTGGTTGACGGCTGACACGAAAGAGTTCGAGGATAGATTAAAGAAATCCAAGAAAGAAGTGGGGGGATTCTCTGGGACCCTTGGAAAATTGAAAGGCCTCGTTGGTAAAGCTTTCGCTGCAGTTGGTATCGCTAACGCCGGGCGGGAACTCGTGAAATATGGCATGAGGTTAGACGATGTTCGAGAGAAGATCGAGCGTTTAACGGGAATCGATGACACGGAATTGGCGGGAGAGGTACAGGCTATCGCTGACGTGTTCCAACAGGATTACACGGAAATATTGCGAACGGTAAACACCCTTCACAAGCAAATGGGTGTAACTTTTTCCGAGGCCATGACACTTATCCGGGATGGATTTTCTGCCGGGTTAAATAGTGGTGGTGATTTCCTTGACCAGTTACGGGAGTACGCCCCGCAATTCAAGGCGGCGGGATTATCGGCAAAAGGAATGTTAGCGATATTGCAAACCAGCATCCGGGACGGTGTTTTCTCTGATAAAGGTTTAGACGCTATCAAAGAGGGGATGCTTAGAATCCGGGAGATGCCCAAGGCTACCCGAGAGGCGTTGGAGGGGATCGGGATTGCCAGCGGGGAGGTTGAAAAAGCCTTGAAGGACGGCACGATGACCATATTTGATGTTATCCGTCAAGTTAGCGAGAAGTTAAACGAGTTACCAGCGAGTTCGGCGGCAGTCGGAACAGCTATCGCCGATATATTCGGGGGACCGGGAGAAGATGCCGGGTTAAAATACCTGCAAACCTTGAAAGACATAAACCTGGAGCATGGTGTTATCGTGACGGAAATGGGTAAGGCCGAGCAAGAATTAACGTTGGCTTTAGGGCGTTTGAACACGGTTGCGGCAGAGGCGTTTCAAGGAGTTGGTGAAGCGTGGACCCGGTTTAAAACAGGGGTCGTGAATGAATTGGCAACAGAATTGGAGGTTGCAAGTAATGAAGAGATTGGTTGGTTTCAGAAGTGGGTAGCTGGTATTTTACCCGGGTTTCGTAGAGGGAATCGTATTATCGCCGAAGGGACTCGCCTGCAGAAAGAAACTAACAGGGAGACGATCGAGAGCTTGAAATTAAGGGAGCAGGATATTGATAGTTTACGAGCACAACTGGATCAATTCATCGCTTTAAACGTCGCTCAAAAGGGATATTTTTCTGATACCGTGAACGCCATTCGAGAGGAGATCGCTTTACGCTTGTCAGGAGTCAAGGAGATCAAGAGTGCTGAAAACAGTTTAAATGAGGGTAAAGAGAACGAGCTAACGGAGGAGGAGAGGGTGCGTGGTATGATTGAATCGACCATTGGAAAGATTGGGGAAAAGATTCAAGCTTACGAGAAACTAAAAAAGTCTTTATCCGCCTATGACGTGACTAACGGGGTCGTGTACCAGCGAGAGATTAACCGCTTGCAATCTGTTATCGAGAAACAGGGTGAGCTGGTTAATTCTCGTTTGCGGAAAGAGAATGATGTGCCCGTGATGGAAGTGTCCCAGGGGTATAGTTTACCTGTTTTGCCCACTAGTTTTGATGCTTTATCGTTATTGCCGGAAAAATTGGCCCAAAGTCGGGATAAGTTACAACCGATCGTGCAGGAAATGATTGACATGAGTGGGGTGATAAATGGGGCTTTTAGTGATATGGCCATAGGAATCGGGGAGAGTGTTGGCCAATTGATAATTGGGGGTGATGGAATGAAAAATTTTGCTTTAGTTGTGGCCGCTTCTTTTGCAGACATGGCAGTACAAGTGGGACAAATTGCTATAGGTATGGGAGTCGCTAAATTAGCGATAGAAAAAGCCTTGAAAAATCCATTGAGTGGAGGTATTGCTGCGATCGCAGCGGGGACTGCGTTGGTCGCTCTTGGGACTGCAGTGAAAGGAGCTTTAAGTAAAGTAGCGGATGGTGGCGGTAACACGTTCTCTTCAAATGCTTACTCTAATAACTTGGACGTTAGGACTCAATCCGGATCGCTGGATCGGGTCTCACAAAGCGTGAACGTAGAGGTATCGGGAGAATTCAAATTACAAGGAAACACTCTAGTGGCGGCGATAAACAAGGAAAATAGAAGAAAGAATTTAACTACATGATCATGTACGGGACAAGGTATGTATTGCAATTCGACTCGGAGAAATTCGGGCATGAATATAAAATTTTAATCAAGGAACGTGATTACACTGGGGATTCAGAAAACAAGTCTCTCGGGGCAGCTCCTTTGTTGCGTAGGGATGATTCTGACTCTGGAATATCCGGCACGTCCTTGGAGATGGTCGTACAGGCAGACGTGGACGGGGAATTAACATCCTTGTACACGGTAGACAACAAGTTGTTTCTCGTCGAGTTGTATAAAAATGGGGTGTTGATCTGGACTGGTTATGTTCTCCCGGAGAAATACTCGGAACCTTACATCTCGGTACCATACGACGTTAGCGTGACGGCGAGTGACGGGCTTGGAATATTGAAAAATATCCAGTACGCTCAAACGGGTACCCGCTCGATATTTGAAATTATAAAATATTGCTGTGATCAAACGTCTCTTCCCTTGGGATTTGAAATATCTTTTTCCTTGCTTGAAAAATCGATGTCTAGCATGGAATCCGTGCTTCACCAGGCAACGTTAAACACGGGCACGTTTAACGGTATGACTTGTTACGAGGTGCTTGAAGAATGCATGACATCCCTTGATTGTTTCATCACGCAAAGCGAGAACGGGTGGTTGATCTGTTCCCTAGTAGACGTGGATAAAGGCGGGTATATTTATAATAACCAGGGGACGAAAACTGGTAACGGTAAGCGAGAAAAAATGGTTCTTGGGTCTACCGGGGAGGATTGTTATCCCCTCGGTAGCTTGACGAACGAGATTATCCCGGCAAGCAAGGTGGCAACGTTTATCTATGATTACAACAAACGCCCCTCTTTTTTGTCGAATTATGATTTCCGGAAAGGACTTGAAGGATGGATCGCCGGGGGAAAGGCTATATATAGTCATAGCGTGAACGACGTGCATTTTGTTAACTTGTCAGAAAAGGGGAGTGTTTACCAACAGATTGGCGTGGAAAAAACGACTCAAGTCCTTAGTATTGCGGTGAACTATTGTTCATCAACAACTCCCATCTACTGGGGAGGGAACATTCCAGAAACAGGGTCGTTTAATATCACTATAAAGTTAACGGATGGCACGACGACAAAATACTTGTCCCTGGAAGAAGGGTGGAGGGATGCGGAGTATTCATTTCCCCGGTCAAGTACCACGAAAAAGTTACAGATGTTCCAGCGATACCCGTTCTCGGAATCTGATTTCGAGAAACTTGAAATCACGGCAGACGGTTTCCCGTTCTCCGGTAAACTGGAAATAAAGTTTCAAGACACCACAAACCTCGGGAACGTCACGAATCACGTTACTAACGTGGTCGTTACTCACATCGTGTCCGGGGGAATTGACGTGGAAGCGACTCTTGTCGAGGCAGCCTCGGAAAATCACGGGGAGGTGAAAATCGCTTTCGGTGATACCCCGTTTACCGAAAATGCCGATTTGTTGTTTAACAACGTGTTGCACGTGAAAAACGGGGGATTTACCTCGGAATGGATGATCGGCGAGAAAACAGATTCATTCTTGTACACGATATTAAAATCTGTTTGTAGCCGTGTCGGGTTTCCTCGGCGAATGCTTTCCGGGGTAATTCAAGGACGAAAGTTAAGCACGTTCATGTTGTTTTCTGACAAGTATAGCGACACGTTGTTTCACGTTAAAAGTGCGTCCTTGAATTTGCTCGCTGACGAGATGGATGTTACCTTTGAACAATTCATGCCGTACGTCGAGTTGTCCGGGGAAACAGCAGAGTCGGCCCGGGTGACGGGTGGAAGCTCAAGCGAGTATCGCGGTAGCGGGGAAAACGAAACACGGGTTTATCAAAGCGGGGCGGGTATCCCGATGAGAATACGGGACCTTTCCCCGGTAGAACTAGAGGCGGATAGTGTTATCGAGGTAGACCGGATGAACGTGGCAAAATCCGGTAAAGCGACCTTGCAAAAGGTACTAGAGTTTATATTGAATAACGGGAAAGTTTGGACGGAAGAGAAGTTGAAAGTGGTGGAGGGATACATACTATATCTCGGGGAGAAGATTAAAGCGGGAGATAGCGATCTGTGGGATAGTCATACTTTTGAGGATTACCTGGACCAACCAGTCAAAACGGATTCTGACGTGTTACACAACAGCGTGACGGCTAAATCCCTAACGGAGGAAGACAACCCGGATAATGAAAACACCGTTTCCACTCGTTTAGTAGAAACTGGTGGAGGTTATCTCGGGGACATGGATAACGTTTCGGACGAGGCGAACACGGCGATGAAAGGTAGTATGTTGATCAAGGGGCTGGAATCGTGGTTCCCCATGTACCCTACTTATTCCGAGATAGAGAGTCTCGATAACTTGATCATGCCGGTATTCAATACCTTGACAAAAGAATGGCAATTTATCACGGTCCCTTCTGGTGGCGAGAATCCCCCGGTTTCCACGGGATTTCCTTGCACTTTTCCTATCATATTATCTTAAAAATACAATATATGACGTTAAATATAATCAAGAAAACAGGCGACAAGCTAACGGCAACGGAATTCAATCAAGTCGTTGATGAGTTGAACAAGAAAGTTGACGTGGTGCCGGGCAAGGGGCTTAGCACGAACGATTACACTGACACTGATAAACGAGGCTTGTCAAAGATACAGGCTCGGGTGGATGAACTTGAAACTTCCATGTCCGGCATGACCGGGGTTCTGGTCTCTGACGTGGAAACGAGAGTCGGGAGTTATAACGTGAACGGGCAAGAACATGACATTTACTCTTGTTCGCTTGAATTGCAGGATGCCCCGGTGGTAGCCGGCACGGAAAAGACTTACTTGGTCAGTGATACCCCGCTTGGGAACAACATGTACCTCTCCACGAGGAATATCACGGTTAGAGACGCTGATGGGAAGTTTTATCCCGGTTCGATAGAGGTGAAACAGGTGGAAGTAACGAGTAGCCTCGAAACGGTGTTAACGGTGACCTGTAAAGCGGTAATTCCCCCTGGCTCTATCTTGTTGTTGACACTGGAATACGTGAAGCTTGAAGGGGAGATTTTAGAGTTAAGCTTTGAACTACCTTCCGGGGTTGATGCTGACACCGTGAACTTGAGTTTTGCCCCGCTAAAGTATGACAAGCATCTCGCTTTCACTTACACGGCAGATGATTCCGTGGAGGGAGCTTATGCCCGTGTCTGGCGGAGAATTAACCGGAAATGGATTGATGACACCGAATTCTTTCATCTGGGAAATCCTCCCACGGCTGGTTATGTTCCAGAATACCCGCTTGTTTACACGGACGGGTGTGGTAACGATCGTCGTTTCGGTTTTAGTGTAGCTTTGTGTCCAACGTGGGGAAACGAGTATAACCCGGATGGTTTAATTAAAGAGAGTAGCTCCAACAGTGTCTATATAACATGGGATGAACTTAACTTGCTAAAAGACTGGGGCGTGTCTTTCTTGTACCACAACGTGGATGAGCGAGTTCATGACAAAACGGACCCGAACGCCATAATGAAAGGTTTTAAAGCCGATTACGATAAGGTATTGGAAAAACTAGATCGCCGGATGAAAATCATGGGGTTACCGGACGGGAATTCCGCTTACGTTACAGCCGCCGATCGTTCCTCGCTCGTGGATTTCTATCGTAGCTCGTTACATCATCAAGAAAAGGTTTATTTAAAATCAACGGGTTCTCTTCTCAAGAAGCGTACTTATGGGGGGATCAACTCGTCAGATAACACGGTCAAGCTTGACGAGCTGGCAGTCCAGCGTTCTAGTGATAACCCTTACTGGGTGGGGATAACAACTCACCGGGTGGATCTATCGAGGCTCGAATTACTGGAGACGATTTACTCGTTATACGGGAAGGGCGGGGATGACAGTATCTGGGTGGCGAGCTGGGACGAGATTTACGAGTACGTCCAGATGCGCCTATCTGCGGTTACCCGGAAAATCGTGAATAGTAACACGATCACGTTCAAGATAATTATTCCTTTCGCTAAAAATTTTTATTTCAAGGACGTGTCCCTGCTGTTATCGGGCCTGACAGCGTTAAACGGGTTGACCCTTTCTAGTAACGTCCTCGGTTACAGTCACGCCACTCGTGGCACGGGGGTACTTCTAAACGTTAACTTCAACAACATGCTCCTGGAGTTATCGGAGAAGTACACGAGCAAGTTCGAGGGGAGCCAGCAGGATGAAGACAAGGATGACGCCCTCTATTTCGTCAACCAGTTACGTGATGATTTGAAGGCCCCGTTTATGGTTCGCTTGAATGTGAATGAGTATCCTCCGATGTTAAACTCGATCTCGATCAATTCCGGGGCGGACGTAACTCACGATCGTTCCGTTTCCGTGTCTTTTGACGTTTCCGGGACGATAACTCACTACAAGATCGGGGAAACGGAGGGTCTGGCTGGCGTGGGGTGGATCGCCAGCTCATCCCGGACAATCTTTTTCGAGTTATCTCCTGGGTACGCCTTGAAAACTATATTCGTGCAGGTCAAGAATGCGAACGGGGAATCAGGAGTCAAGTCATCCACGATAAGCCTTGAAGAACGTCCTGACGTGACGTACACCGTTGAAGGCAAGTCTAATAATCCCAGTTACGGGTCGGTAACTCCGGTCTCGCAAGAAGTTGTCATCGGGGGACAAGCGACAGTTAACGCCGTTGCCAATGCGGGGTACGTTATCGGTAGCTGGAACGGTGCGAACGGGACGGGTGCGGACGAGGTTTCCGGTTTGGCCACGATAACGAACGTGCAATCAGATCAAGTTATAACCTGTAATTTCAGGCAGGAGGTAGCACCACCTGAACCCGGTAGCAAGGCAATCATATCCTTTGGCTGGAATTACACGTCGGGAATTCCTGCTAACAATACCTCGTATGACACGGTTTCAAAAGTGACAAAGGTGAGAGTTACCAGTAGTGCGGGTACGACGGTTTTTAAAATTTACGACACCGGTGGAGTCGAATTTGGTTCATTTTCAGAAATTAACGGGTACACGGACGGGACAACGGCACATAATGGTAACGTGACGGGGAATAACAGTGGAATTGTGCCTGATGAAGTACTAGCGAAAAATATTTACAAGAAAAAAGACCTTGACATGGCAGGAATGACCTTCACGCTACCCGCTGGAACATACAAATTTGGATTGTGTATCAACACCGTGCTGAAAGCAAATTACTCGCGGGCGTTGTACACGCTCGAATGTGATGGCAAAACGGTTAATTTCCCGATGAAGACCTCGTACCAGGATAATTTCAATAGCCTGGATGAGATGACGCTAGAAGTCTCCAATGACGTGAAATTCTCCATGAGTACTCCTGATGTTAATAATGCGACATTGGTCATGAACGCGATAGTAATCGAAAAAATAAGTTGAATTCATGGCAAAGTTATTAAGCACTATCATAGACGGGTTCGTCAAGAGTAAAGACTTCGTTTCCGGGGCGTTTGGTTCTGGCTGGCGAATCGCTAGAACACTTGGCCGGTGGGTATTCGAGACGGACGATATAGTTGTCCGTGGACAGATGACGGTGTTCGAGTTGTTGATACAGAAGATACGAGCGGTGAAGGGAGCGCTTGGGATCACGCAAGCCTCCGGGAAGATAAGAGAAATCCGGGAGGATGACACCAACTATTACATTCAAGTAGAGGACGAGATGAGCTTCGTGGCTAACGATATTGTAAAGTGCCAAACATTCTCGGGTGAGCAAAAGAATTACTGGGTGATCGTTTCTAACGTGGTGAATAACGAGATAGTGATACCCAAGAGCGAGTTCGTTAATTCTTCCCTCCCGGAAGTAGGTGACGAGATGATCCAGTTCGGTAACACGACGGATGAAACGAGGCAATCGGCGATCTATCTCCACGCTGACGAGGGAGGACAGCCGGCTATCGACGTGTTGTTCGGGATCAATTCCAAGTCTTTCGACGGGAAGACGAAGATTCGAGTCGGTGGTGATATACCTGGTTCTGACGGTTACAAGGGGTTCTATTGCGAGAACGGGATGATCAAGAGCGTGAACACGAAAGGGGAAACGATGTACATGCTCCGGCCGGATGGCTCCGGGGTGATGGCTAAAGGGAATATCTCGTGGGACGCTGACGGTAACGGGTCTATATTTAACAAGGCGATCTACTGGAACGCCACGGGTTTTCATTTCGGTAGCGGGATCAAGCTGACCTGGGATAACCTCGATGACACGGCGAGGGAGAACTTGAAGGGTGAACCGGGTGAACCCGGGAAAGACGGGAACAACGGTCTTGACGGTGCTGACGGGATAAACGGTCAGGACGGGGTGTCTATTGTCTGGCAAGGGTATTTCTCCTCTCACCCGAAAAACCCGAAAAACGGTTGGGCCTACAAGAACACGACTGATAAAAAGAGTTACGTGTATCAAGACGGGGCGTGGTACCAGATGACGATAGACGGGGTTGACGGTGCTAACGGCAAGGATGGCAATGACGGCTTGGATATAGTTTGGAAAGGTGATTCTTCAACACCACCCTCTAGCCCTCGAAAAAACTGGGTGTATCGAGATACAGACAACGGGCGAGTTTATATATACAACGGCACGTCGTGGGTGTTAATGGTGGCGGATGGCAATGACGGGACGGACGGTGCAAATGGTAAGGATGGCAACGGCGTGTATATAACTTATCACGACAGCGAGACGGAACCGGTTAGACCGACGGGGAACGGAACCACGGAGGGATGGCACACGAATAGTACCGCTTCCGTGATCTGGATGTCCCAGAAAGTCGCGTCAAGTGCCAGCTCCGGGATCTGGGGAAATCCAATTCGAATCGGGAGTACAGGTGAAGCTAATCTTCTTCCATGGTTGTCGGATTGGAATAATAACAAAACAGAAATTGACGGGGAATCTGTCGTGAGCCCTAAAATGTTTTCCGGGACGAAAGGATCGAGTGGGAAGCTTACCGGGGTTGCTTTCGGTCGTGACGTGATCGAGATTGACGGGGTAAAGAAAACTGGAATATTCGGGATCAAAGACGGGACGATAACGTTCTCGATTGACTCTGAAACGGGATCGCCAATGTTCAAAGGAAGTATATATACGCCACCGTTTCATGTTACAAGTGATAATTTTTCATCAGTGGCGATTCCTGTTAGTGGTAACATGTACATGGTTAATTTTGACAAAACAGGATTAAATATTCAATTCGAATATGTCCCGGATCTTACAAGTACATTTTATCTTGAACTCCCACGAGAGACACGCTACGAAGGAGCGGAAGCAAGCGTACTAAACGCTTTCTCGTATTTTAGTTTGGGCGGATCGATTCCAATAGGAGACATATACGTGACTGTTTGTGATTTCGCTAATAATAAAGTATCGGTAACCGGTGCAATAATTGGCAAATTGGCTCCTGTTAAGTTCAAGTGCATCGTGGTAGATCCAACAGGATGGACGCTAAGCGATCCAAGTAGACTTGTAGATGGTAAAATAGTGGAGTGGGTATTTGCGAATTGATAAAACGGCGGGTAACCGTCACGGCCCCGCCTTTTGCTTGGTTAATCGTGATGGACACGATTGTAACGCGAATGTAGTGCTAATAATATAATATTGGAATGTTTTGGAATGATAATTTAAAGGAGGTGTGAAATGGAAGAGTTTTTAGCCGTGTTAGGAGCGTTAGGAGGATTTAAAGCGATCGAGTGGATCGTCATGTTCTTCGTGAACCGGAGGACGAACGCTCGTAAAGAGGATGCCTCGGCGGACTCTTTGGAAGACGAGAACGAGCGTAAACAAGTGAACTGGTTAGAAGAGCGTTTAGCCCAGCGTGATTCTAAAATTGACACGATATACGTGGAATTGAGACAGTCTCAACAGGCCCACATGGAAGAGGTGCACAAGCGTCATGAACTCGAATTGAAATTGAAAGAACTGGAAGCCCGGCGGTGTGACGTGCGTGGTTGCACGACAAGGAAACCGCCTAGTGATTATTAAATTGTATTGTTATGAAGTTAGAACTAAATAGAATCGCCAAGAAGCCGCTTTACACGATCGGTCGGTTATTCGTGGACGGGAAATATTTCTGTGACACCTTGGAGGATCGTTGTCGTGATTTTGACAAGGAAGAAAAGGTAATGAATGAAACAGCGATCCCGGAAGGAACTTACGAGGTGATCGTGAACGTGTCGGCGAAGTTTAAACGGAAGTTGCCTTTACTTTTGAATATTCCTCACTTTTCTGGAATCAGGATTCACCGGGGGAACACTGATAAGGACACGAGCGGTTGCATCCTTGTTGGGGAGAATAAACAACCAGGGCGAGTAATTAATTCAACAGGTTACGAGTTGAAGTTGACGGAGATGATCGAGAGAGCTATGTTAGCCAGGGAAAAGATCACAATTCAAGTGCGATGAGAAAGTATATTATATTGGTAGTTGCCTGCCTGTTTATCGGTTTTATTTCCGGTAGGCAGACGGTTCATGTTAAAGAAAAAGAGGTTGCAAAGTATGTTGAAGGAAAGACGATTCGGGATACCATAACGTACTTTGTTCCGGACACGGTTCGCCTGTCCGGAGAAGTACGTTATAAGTACAAGTACAAAACGGATACCATTTACCGGGATGTTCCGGTCGTGGATCGGGAAGGAACGCTAAAGAGTACGATAGAGGATTGGAATTTGATCCGGGATTACAAGAGGACATTATTCGATAACGAATCCGGTAAGTTGTTCGTTGATCTTTCCGTGCAATACAATGAATTGCAAAAGTTTTCTTATTCCTTTACCCCGATGCATAAAGAAATCACGGCCGTGAAGAAAAGAGTGTTTGTGCCTTTTGTTTCGGCTTCTGTCTACGCGAATAACTCCTTTTCGGTTGGGGGAGGCTTCTTTTACCATGATATAGGTTTTAGGGCGGAATACTCGTATGGTGGATTGAATTTAGGGATATTGTATAAATTCTAAAATAAGATTGCTAAATTGGTGATTTCAAGTGGCAAATGTCGTTTTGTCTATTTTGAATCCATATAAATAACATTATTTTACAAAATAGATGGTTGCATATTTGCAAGCAAAAGATATTTTACTTACATTTGTAATATCAAACAACAAAGAAGCGGGGGCAACGCTATAAATTCTGCGCTAAAGACATGGAAACAACATCTACAAACGAGATCGAGAGAAAAGAAATTGACATTTTCGTTGAAGGATTTGAAAATGCAATAATTAGCGAGGACTCTGAAAACTGGTACGTTGATTTAAGAACAGGCCTGGGCGAGGGAATTTACCCGAAAGACTCTTTCACGCTGGAACGAGCGATCGAAGACCAATCAGGCTGGAGAATGGAATAAAAAACACGGCTAACAA